GTCTTTGCAAAGATGATGGCAAAGAATACAATAGAGATGTTGTCTTATGCTGCTGATAGCATGAGCAAAACAATTTATCCTCATAGTGAGGATGAAACAGTCAAGGTAAAGACTGAGAAAAAATAAGCCAGTTCACACACACCGACATTAACACAAGGAGATTAATATGTCAACATTTGATACACCAAAATTACCCGAAGTAAAATTCAACAAAAACGGTTACGAAATCCGTACCGAAATTTTAGATATGGCTAAAGGCCTTATTTCTGAAGAATATCATTCTAAGTTCCGAGGCTGGGAAATGTCAGTTGCTAAGGACGAAAAGACTGGGCAAGTGGTTACTACTGTAGCAATGCCAACTTTTCCAGGTCTAGACAAGATTTTGGAAACTGCTGAAAGGATGTATGGTTTTGTAAACCAAAATACAACTAAGAAGTAATTCTTGCTCAAAATGCCCCTTAATTGGGGCGTTCCTACCTTGACAATAAATCAATTCTATGCTATACTAAGGCATATCGTGTAACTATGGAGAATCCATGAAAAAACTTTTATTGATATTGTCAGTTGTAATTACTGGTTGCGGTGGCGGTGGGGGAGCCGTACCCACTACTCCCGTAATACTAACAGCGTCCGTAACACCAGTTTCACTATTTGCAACTTCTCCTCAACTTCTACCAGACTTAAGAGCAAAATATGATTTATTATGCGGGTCAGAAGTTATGGTGCAAACTGCAATACCAGTTGACTTAAACAAAGACGGTAAAATGGACCTAGTGTTTACATTATGGTGTAAACATAACGTAAGTGAGGCATATACTGGTCCCGTACCTAACACATTAGTTGCATTTATTCAAACTTCAACTGGCGTCTTTGAAGATAAAACAAAAGAGATATTTGGCTCAGATATGGTTGATATTGGCGGTATAAGTATGGGGTATGTGGTCACTGACTTAAATAGTGATGGATATGACGATATGGTATTGTCATGTAATCGGGAAGACAATAGAACTTCTTTGTGGACTCCAAGTGATCAGTTTAGCAATATGAGGTGTCAAACAGTTTCTTTTATCAGTGATGGGAAGGGATATTACAACAAACTTACTTTTGGTAATATATTGTGGGGAGACGATGTTAAATTGATAAAGGATAAAAATGGAAATAAGCAAATAGTGTTGCTTCCTGCCGACATGTCAGCACAAGTATGGACATTCAATGGGCAATGGAATAGAGTTTTAGGATTTGAATGGCTACAAAAAACCACTGTATTCATCCAACCAGCAAATTCAACATCACCGACTATGATCGTTAACAAATTTGATAGCGGACAAAAATTAGAAATTTGGAATAACTTAAATGAAGAATGGAGTAAACTATTAGATTACCCGTATCTTGCACCCACTACAATTTTATTAAAAAACAGCGCAGCAAATACAACTACTACCACTGTGTTTAAAGTAGATAATAATGATTATATTGATTACGGTGGTTTGTACCAGGGATGTGCTTTAAAAAGAACAAAAGACGGACCGACAGAAGTTTTGTATTCATTTGTAGGCAAATTAATTGAAGGCGGCTATACTGGACAACAGTTAATTGATACATGGGCCCCTCCAGTTGTAAAATTAATTTCATTGGGAGCAACTACTGAAAATTTAAATATAAACATAAACCCAATCACACTGAATACAGACCAACTTGATGCTAACTTTTATCATATGGAATGTGGGGATATTAATGGGGACGGAATACATGATATTTTAATTAGAACAACTGGCACCCCATTAGTTTATGTAAACAATGGACAAGGGAAATTTGGAAAATTGAATTCTAGTATAATACCAAAAGCCCCTAGGGGTTCGGCGCATATATATGTAGATATTGACGGTGACGGAATTAAGGACTTGCTATATTTCCCCATTGACAGATGGCAATTTGATTGGCGAGAAATTAATACATATACAAAAGTTCAATTTCAGTTGTATAAAGGAAATAGATCAATAATGCAAGATGATTTGATTTTTGCTAACTGATTTTTGCTTAAAAATTAAGCAAAAAAGATTGACATTAAATGGTTTTGGGTATATAATACAATCTTAGACAGTTAAATAAAGGACTTGATATGATAGCACTTCAGAAATACATAGATCAAAAGAACAAATGGAACAAACTGTTCAAGGGTAAACAATACGAGATTCAAACTAGTAAGGGTCGGCAGGAAGTTGCTGATTGTTTGGATTGTGACCTCAGCCCCGAAAATCTCTCTTGCGACGGTGAATTACCCCGTAGTCAGGTTCAGGCTAAATATCGTCAATTGACACAAGCCGCAAAAGAACTGCAAAAACTGGATTCTACTGTAAAATTTTACGAATTTGCTTGACATTAAATGGTTTTGGGTATATAATAGAATCTTAGACAGTCAACAAACAGAGTTAAATATGAATAATTTCAATATCAACGACACAATTTCTTGGTCTAGTGCAGCAGGGAATCTTGAAGGTGTTATCACTAACATTTGCTTGAGTCTGAATGCTGCTAATAAAATTGTTCCTTGGATTGATGTTACACTTGGTCAGATCGCCGGACATGATTATTCGGTTCGCCTGTGTGCTACGCATCAAAATTTGAATGCAATGCGTGTTGCTAAACTTGAAACTGAAACTGTTTAAGGAAACAAAATGGCTCGCTATCAAAAACCTGCTCTCCTGAATATCAATGCCGATGATGCATGGGCCGCAGCTTGTCAAGCACACCGCCTCAATCAAGGTTACATTAAAAATGTTGAAGATGCTCCTGCAGGGCAACCGAACCGCAATTTGGTGACGCAATTTCTCGCCGACACTACTCAGATTACTGATGAGGATCGTGAACAAGGTAAGAAGGTCCGTCAATACTATCAAGCATTCACATTCAAAATCCTGAAAGGTATCAAACTATCAGAGTTTGACAACACCGCAATGTTGATTGCAAATCGTGATATCATTGATACCAATTATGATATCGCAGTACTTACAAGTCTGCCCTCATGTTACGAGCGTGGCATGAAACGTCAATCAGTAGATCAGCGTATTGCATTCGCTAAGGGCGGATTGATTGGTCGTGCAGGTGACAAAGTATCACTTTCAATTGAAGTAATCAAAACTATCTTTTCACAACAATGGAATACACATTACATGTCTGGTATCACTAGTGATGACCAAGTTGTATTCTTTGCATACAAACAACAACTAGAAGTGGGCAAGATGATTGACCTGCATGGTACTGTCAAAGCACACCGTGATAGTATAACTCAACTTAATCGGGTAAAGGTAATCGTATGAAAACAGTATTGGTAATATTGCTATTGACTTTTATCACAGGATGTAGTACAGTAGCGGGAGCAGTCAAGGGTATCGGGGAAGATGTAAAACACGGAACCGATGTAATGTCAACATGGATTAAACCAACAAAATGAAAAACTTTATTTTTGGAACGTTGTTTGGAATCGTAGTCGCTACAGTAGGTTTTAGTGGTATCGCTAAACTGCTGGACAACGGTGTGAACAAAACAAAAGCCATTGTGCAAGAACAAGTCAATCAATAATAGGTTAAAATGGTTAACAAATTATCATTGTTTCCAAATCGTGATCTAGAATTTCCAGATCGTGATAAAAAGGGTCGCCTACTAGGTGCTTTGGCTATTCCTGCACATACGATGGAAGCAGTGGATAATTATTTTCTTAAAGGTTATCAATCTGGCGGTTTTCTTACACATGTACTTACTAACAATTTGTATGGTGCGGTAAATAGTGCAGATTATGCTAATAAGCATATTATCTATGAACTTGTTAAATGGTTGGTTACTGAGGCAGAAGTTCCATCTGCTAGTTGGGGATGTGAAGAAAATGTAAAAGATTGGGTAGACGATGTTAATAATATCAGAACCAAGTGGGTTGATAAGATTGAAAAAAAATATATTTGGGAAACACTGAAAGCATAATATGAGTGGCTGGAATCAAATTCAACAAGTTCGTAAACTAGAAGAACGAGCAGATAAACTTGGGCTTAAGTTTGCTGCATATAAGCATGATGATAGCTTTGGTGCCAATGTAGCATTGATTCCCAAAGATAGTGATGCATTGCCTATCTATTGCCGTGATGCACAATTGTTTGTTGGCACACTAGAAAGTGCTGCCAGTTGGATGCAGGGTGTGCTGTGGGCACGTGACTATGACAGTATGGTAATTGACAAGAAGTTGGATGACAAGCGTAAGCGTAAAGAACAAGATGAACGCAATAAGCAATTGGTTCTCATCTTAAAAAATCAAAAGAATAATTTGATAGAAACATGATAAAAAATATTATCATATGTATATTGGGATTGGGTGTTGCATTATGCTGGATAAAAGTTGATCCAGAATGCATGAAACCCAACGATCCAAACTCAGTGATAATTGAATACGAATGTGCTAGTCTCGGTGATTATGAAAATGTGCCTCCCGAAGTAGTAGATGAATGTAAATCTAGGGCAGTAGAGGCTACTACACATAACAAACTAAAAATTTAAAAAGGAAAAACAATGTCAGCATCATGGATAACAAAATTAAACGAATCGGATAGCCGTCTTCATAAGGAAGATGTAGTATTACAAGCATTAGAGGCAAGTGTCCTGGGCAGTAGCAATGCTATCAATTTTTTGAAATTTGCAAAAGCGTGTTATGATCCGTACGTAACATTTGGTGTTAAACAAATTCCCAATACTATTGGAATTATTAATGCAGAAAATCCCTGGGATGACTTCAATGAACTGATGAATCAACTTAGCCAACGCAAGTTAACTGGTCATGCTGCC